ATTATAAACGTTTCGTACCATAATAAAGTCGCTTCATCCATTTCGTTTGTATTATAGCTTTCAATTTCTAATTCGGGCATACTTACTAACATCCTGTCAACAAATCCATTCTCTTTATTTTCAGCCGTATAGGATTGCTCTAAAATACCAGGTTGAATTCCACCCAAAACTGGAATGAAAGGTTTTTCAACAAACGAGGATTTTGCGGTCTTTCGATTCATGCTTACACTCTTACCACTCCATGAGCTTAACCAAAATTCAAGGTCGGATCCCGCTCGATATTTATTCATGTCTTTGAACCAGCCAGCTAATTCGTCTTTGAACACTCCGACTGCATTCTTTGATTCTTGATGTAAATCGACTAAGGCTTCTAAAGTGATATCATTGGCAATGAATTGATTTTTAATAGGCTTCTTTGTCTCCTCTTTTTGCTTTTGTTCATCTGCGGTTAACTTTGAATAGGCTTCGTATTTATCATATTGTTTGATGTACTCTTTAATTCTTTTTGAATTTATTTTTTGGAGTGGATAAATAATATTGCTAATACTTGGCGTTTTACCTAGTCCCGCCTTACCAACGATAGCAATCCAAACATTGCAAGTTTCGTACCATCCACGCTTAACCTCAATCTGAATTGAATTACCTACAATAACTGAAAGTAACCATAACATTGAACATCCCATGTAATCAATCGAGCTGTCTAAAGTCTTATTACATTCAATCATATACTCTTGAATGTCTTGTGGAAAAATATCGATTGGGAAATTCAATTCGTCTGCATTGATATTGATTATTTCTTTGTCTTCAATAGCTTTCTTTTTAGTTACGATACGGCTTCCAAATCCTTGGTTGTATAAATCCTTTGCAGCTTCTTTGTAATTACCATTATGATATTTGATTGCGTATGCACTGAATGGACTAATTAGTTTTTCGTTTGGGTATATGGTTCCTGTACTGAATAAATACATGCAGTTTGAATTACGATAAACGTAACCGCTTTGCACGGATGTAGCTCCATGGCGCAAAATTATGTAATGGTTTGCTAACTTCTTTACTATCTTGAAGTCACTACCTATAACATCAAATATATCGGTCTTATCATTGTAATCCTTCCATGGAGTGATTTCGTTTTCTGCATACTCTTTAACTTCTTTCTTTTCAGGTTGTATTGTTTCGCTATCTTCAACATAGTTGTACGTCTTACAAATATCCCAAAGGATTTGCCTGTCACGTTCTGTGATAGCCTTAATTTCAAGATAGTCTAATTTGCTAATTTGATTATCATAAACCACAACATAACCGCCTATTCCACGGGATTCAATTACGCATTCTTTATGTCCTTTTAATTTGGCAATCTTTGAATTACCTACAATCGTTTGACATTTATAAAGTATATGATAGCCTTGGTTTTTAGTCTTGTAAATAACAAACTTTAAATCAAAGTCATCAATGTTTGATTTCAAATATTCGTGAAGCTCATTCCAAAAATTAGTTTGTTCTGGTAAGGTTGCAAAAACTTTTAAATCCACATCAATAACTTCAATGTTATTATAGCCTGTAATCAATGCAATATTAGAAGTCGCTTTCATTTGTTCACCGCTTTTCAGCATGATTCCGCCTTGATAGTGATAGCGCTTTGCAAATTCCTCTTTTGATAATGGTGTTAATTGGTTTGGCTTCCAACTAAAATTTGCTTGTTTATTTTCGCTTAAAGTTGCAAGTGAAAGTCCACTTTCGAGCAATCTAAGACATCTATCTAATGTAATCATAATTTAAAAAAATACCCTCAAATTTAAAATGAACATGGTACGTTCATAAAAAAAATGAGGGCAGTGGAAGATTTTTAATATAGGTACCATCTATATTTTGATATACAAATTTACATATTATTTTTTGACTTAAAACGGCAAGTCATCCGATCCAGCCTGTAACACTCTCACATCTTCAACTTTGCCACCTTGGTACTTTACTTCGCTGGTCGGTATTGGCTGGTCTTTAATTCCTACATTGATTTTGCCATCCGTCCAAAATACTTTTCCATTACCGAAATAATACTTGTTAACCTTCGCATCTCGTTGTTCTTTGGTTTGTTCTGCAAAGAAACTAACATTTTGACCATATTGGTTTGACTGGTCTGAAATAGAGGCTGTAAATTTAAAGCCTGTTTCATTTTTAGATTCGCATACTTTTACGATTTCTTTCATTTTTTCTAGGGTAATGTAACCGCTAATCATTGTACTCATATATTTGTTTTAATTGTTTACTTTTTAACTAACTTAATTGTTTTTTTATCAATTCTTACCGCTTTCATTTTAGCGATATCGATTTGTTTTGTCTCAAATGTAGGTTTTTTATCATTTTTAGTTTTACCTAGATATTCGTAATTATTCATTTTAAAATAGTTTTTGTTGTAAAATATGATTGTTTATTCTTTTCATTGCCTTATCGTAATACTCTTTATCAAGTTCGCACGCTGTTAAATCAAATCCGTAATCGTGGCAAGCTATTGCTATTGAGCCACTCCCTAAATGAGTATCGAGGATTTTATCGTTTGGCTTTGCATATTTATCAAGTAGCCATTTATAAAGTGCTACTGGTTTTTGTGTTGGATGAATCCGATTCTCTTTATTTTTCATATCTCCTTGAAGCATTCCGTTCCATCTAAATTCAAATTTTCTTATAACATTACTAAAAGAATGAAATGCCAATTCACAATCTGAATAAACACCTGTATTTTTTTTATCCCAAACAATTCGACCTGCACCTAAATAAATATTGAAATAATTTATTCCCCAAATAATTTGATTTTTACTAACTCTTTGTAATTCTTTAAAATACTCTTTTTTAGGTTGACCATTTAACATTGTTAAATCATAATCTTTTTTTACTTTTGCACATTTGTCATTTGCCACAATTTTAAATGTATCCATATAAGGCGGGTCTACAATAGCCAAATCAAAATATTTATCAGGATAACGAGCCATTAAATCCATATTATCTTCATTCGTTATTGTCATTGTTTCTATTTATTTTTAATGTGTTATTTAAAATTTCGCTCATTATTTCGTCTGCTAAATTACGTTGTTCATCTGACATTTGACCTATTGTGAACATGATATTATCAAAGGCGCCTGTATCGTAGTTGTTAGTAGTTCGCTCGTGAATCTCTTTGCGCATTTCGTAGTTAGTAATGCTGGCAATTATCTTGTGGATTCTGTTAGCTGCATTCATTGAGTCAGTGAAATCTTTTTTAAGATTTTTTGTTAACTGCATATCCAGGATTACATTCTCACAAAGTCTGCTTATCTGCGTTGCATAGGTAAGAATGAGCGTGATGTCGGTATTACTTTTTAAATATTTCGGATCCATATTAGTACATAATTTTTAAATATTTATCTAAATCAAAATAGCCCTTACCATTGTCTAAATCACAGTCATAATTTACTTTGACTAACTTTATTTGTTTGGGATTCAATTCTACTTTTTTATTCATTCTTTTTTCTTTATTGTTCTTAAATCTCACACATGCAACCAATTTTTGACAACATCTTAATTCCTTTGCTATCTCGATATTTCTTTTATCTAGCATTGATGCAATCTTTTTACAAAGCTCGCCAGTTTCGTGCTTAATTCCAAGCGATTTTCTACGTTTGCTTATTGCACTCACACTCACTCCATAAAGCCTAGATATATGCTCTAATTTCATTTGAGGATTCTGCTTAATGTATTCGTTTAACTCAATCATTTTATGTGTTTTAATGAACTGAAATCTTTTTTTATTACTATATTGCCTACACTATCAACTATATTCTTAAATAAAGGTTCAAATTCGTAGTGATGCTGGGCCAAACGAACGTTGTAAATAATACTCGTATGGTCTTTAGGCACTAGGCTTATAATTTGCCCAATGTTTTGATGAGTGTAACCATTCTTTTTTAGAAGATAGCTTGCAATCTTTCGAGCGTTCACAAATTTGCGCTTTCTTTTTTGGCCTATTAAGTCATCTAGTTTAATCTTTGAATAGTCGCAAATGGTATTCAGCAAAGTATATTCGTATGCTGTTAGCGTTTGGATGTGTTTTTCTATTTCGTCTTTCATAATTATAATTTTAATGTGTTGTAATATTCTCGAGCTTTCTCGATTTTTATCTTTAAAGTTTCAATGAACCTAGGGTCATAATCAAATTCAAATACCTTCACTCGTTTTTCAATGGGTAAATCCTTAATCAAATCGTTATTCTTTTGTATTTGTTGAGTTTGTGCGATGTAGTCTTCATTATCGTAATTTTTGCCATACTTCCATGCAAGTTTCTCGCATTCATTTAGTACCATGTGTTGAGGTGTTGGCACCAGGGCGTAAATCAATCTATACTTTTCCTTACCAGTTAGCCACAAATAACATTGAGCTTGTGCGTAATACATCTTTGATAATTCAGCGTTAAAGAACGTTTTAAGATTCCACGAAGTTTTAATGTCTTCAACACAATCAGAAAGTACGATGTCGGGAGTTCCTATAACATACTCGTTTTGTAGCTTTGT